GGTCAAAATGATGTACGGCGGGAAGTGCTAAGGAGCGGACATGATGAATGATGCAGCAGAGGCAAACAAGTCAAGCGACCCGATGGGCGCTTTGATGGAGCGCCGCAAGTACAAGGGGCAGTCGTTTGCCAGCGCGTTCCGTGAGGCACGCAGTTCCGGCGACAAAACGTTCTTTTGGAACGGCAAGAAGTACAACACCGACCTTGCGCCTGCCAAGTCGGTGCCGCCTGAAGGCAAAAACGCACCCACTGCCGCTACTAGCAGAGGTGCTGGGCGCGGGTACAAGTCGTCTGACGTTGAGCGCCCAGGCACGCGAGTGCCCTACGACAACGAGGATACGTCTGATATGGCATATAAGAAGGGCGGCTCCGTCAAGGGCGGTGGCTGTGAGCAGCGTGGCCTCAGAAAGTGCAAGGTGATGTAAGTGCGAGCATCAGCGGGATGGGGGCTATTCGCCCGGAACTTAAAGGCAAGGTCAAGAAGCGCCGTGACAACACGGACTTTACTGAGTACGCCGAAGGCGGCAGCGTGTCCCGCGTGAACGAAGCTGGCAACTACACCAAGCCGGGTATGCGGAAGGAGCTATTCAACCGCATTAAGGGTCAAGCTACCCAAGGCACCGCTGCAGGCCAGTGGAGCGCCCGCAAGGCACAAATGTTGGCAAAGCAGTACAAGGCCAAGGGCGGGTCTTACAAGGACTGACATGAAGTCCCCGCAGAAGTCTCTGAAGGATTGGACAAGCCAGGAATGGGGCACACGCAGTGGTAAACCATCCAGCAAGACCGGAGAGCGTTATTTGCCGAAGGCAGCTATTGCTGCCCTCACTCCTTCAGAGTACGCTGCAACGACCAGAGCAAAACGTGCAGGTAAGGCCGCAGGCAAACAGTTCGTCAAGCAACCTCCCAAGATTGCTGCAAAAACCGCGAGACACAGGTAAGTAACATGCAACGTTTCTTTGATGTCGTCCAAGACCGCAGTGGGAACTGCATCCCGAATGCGCTTGTCTATGTTTACGTAGGCTCCACCAGCACACTGGCTACGCTCTACAGCGACAACGGCGTCACGCTTGCGTCCAACCCTGTCACGACCAACTCAGACGGGGAATACGCGTTCTACGCTGCCAACGGCACGTACACGCTACAAATTCAAGCCACGGGTTACGACTCTCAATCTCGGCCTGGGACCATTATTTTTGACCCCGCTGATGGCGGCGATGGATCTTTTGTTCAAGCTGGCTCAGGCGCGGTCATACGAACGGCGCAAAACAAGATGCGCGAGTCCTACAGTGTCAAAGACTTTGGCGCAGTAGGAGATGGCGTTACAGATGACAGCGCGGCTGTTCAAACTGCTGTCAACAACATGACGGCAGGCGGGACGCTTGTGTTCCCGTTTGGCACATACAAGATCAACACCAGCATTCTGGTGCCGTACAGCAACATCACGATCATCGGAAACGGCAGTACGATTGATGCCACTACGCTGGCTTACAACGGAGCGGTGCGTGGTAGCGGAGCGGTGTTTCGTGTTGTTACGCCAAGCGCGTTCTACACCACAACGCTAACTGCTACAGCCAATCAAGGTTCGTACACGCTTGCGCTGGCGTCAGCGACAGGTTTTGCTGTCGGGCAAACTGTGCGCTGTATTTCTACAGAAGCGCAGTACCGTAATGGCACTTCAATTGCGTACTACTGCGACGTAAACAAGATTACAAATGTTTCAGGGCTAAACATTACCCTTGAGTCACCACTTCAGTACCCCCTTACTGTGTCACCATACACGGTCACTGTACGAAGTGTAATGCCCATAGAAAACATTAACATAAGCGGCTTTACCATGCTTGGCGGCGGCGTCCGTGCTACGCCACTTGCAAACGGAAACGGGCCTTGCGGGATTTATGGGCAGGGGGTAGACAACATCTCGGTAGAGGATTGCAAGTTCTACGGTTTTCAAGGGATTGCCGTTTATGTGGAATATGTGCAAGATTTTATGGTGGCCGATTGCTATTTTGAAGGCGTCGACCCAACGGTAGTAATTACAGAAGGTCAGAATAGCGGCTTTTATGCGGCATACGCAACGTATGGGCGGCGCGTGCTGTTTACACGGTGCGTAGGACAACGTGTACGGCATATTTTTGACGGCTTTATGGTCTTTCAGTTTATACAGTCAGACTCAGTCGCAAGCAACAATCACAGGGGGGCGTTCGGTAGTCATGAAAATGTATACGATTTAGATATCGTTGGAAACGTGACTTATAGCTGTGCCGCCGCAGTAGTTCTGCGAGCTTTAACCGCCAACGTGACAGGGAATACTTTTACTGCTGGCACAGGGAACAACGCAAACTGGATTGGTTTTACGACTAACTTGGCTATCACGATGAGCCAGATGTTGTATACCGATCCTGGGCAGGCTCGATTTGTCATTAACAGCAACAGGATGTATTCTTATGGCATAGGAACTGGCGCTGTTGCGGTAGTGGGGTCTTTTGATCAACTCACGATATCGGACAACTTGTTTGTTGGTGGCGCACCTTCAATTCAATCTAACAACGCCGACATAAATCTAAATAACGTCGTAATAACCGGCAACAGCTTTTTGTTTGACGGATCTGTAGCTAATACGAGTGCTATTACGATGGTGCAGGCCATCAACGGCACGTTAAGAAATTGGGTGGTTTCAAACAACACCGCTAGAAATCACACGTTCCAACTTATCAGCATGCATGGCTGCAATGACGTAACCAACCCTGCAGACTGCATAAAAATCACGGACAACCTCGCTTTAGTAGCGCCCGGGTCCACGCAAACGGCTGTAAATCTAAGGTCCTTGGGTTACTACGGTGACAACATTGTTATTCGCGGAAATTCGCAGTGGGGCACAACAGCCAGTGTGCAGACAGTGTCTGTGTGTTCTGGAGAAACGTATCGTTTGCGGGCGTTCCCTGTTGTGGAGCTGAACGATGAAACGATCAAGACCAACCAGGGTAATCGTGCCGTAATTTACGCTTCGTCAACAACACCAACGGCGCTTAATAACGCTACCATTTTCCGTGGCTCGATAATTGAAAATACCGCGTCTTCTGCAGGTGGTCCAAATTACTGGGTTGTTACCACTTCCGGAACAAATGGCACGATTGCTGGTGTGACCGGAGCCATCACTGGTGGGACCAATATACTCACGTTGTCTGGCAACGATAATACCAAGGTCTATGCCGGAAGTTTTATAACCGTAGCCGGAGCGGGATCGCCGCTTACAGGTGTTCGCGTAGTTTCCATTGACGCTACGTTCACGACAGCTACGTTAGCGGCGAATGCATCTACTACAGTTTCCACTGCAGCAGTAACCCGCTTCAACCCTGTGATTTCTGCTGGTGCTAACTTGGTGTAGGCCACATGACAGTCATCAACCAAAACCAGACCCCCTACGTCAACACCTCTGGCGCGGCGGTCTTCAGTCCTGATCTCAACGAGATCGTGGAGGAGGCGTTTGAGCGCTGCGGTGCCGAGCTTCGGACGGGCTACGATCTGCGCACGGCGCGGCGGTCCATGAACCTGCTCTTTGCAGACTGGTCGAACCGGGGCATCAATATGTGGACGATTGAGCAAGGCTCACAAGTCCTGACACCCGGAACCAACACCTACACGCTGCCTGCTGGTACGGTGGATCTGCTTGAGCATGTGATCCGCACGGGCTCCGGGTCTGTTTCAACGCAGACGGACCTGACCATTACGCGCATCTCGGTCTCCACGTACTCGTCCATCCCGAACAAGCTGCAGCAGGCAAGGCCGATCCAGATCTGGATCAACCGCCAAGCCACGGCTCCTGAGTTCACGGTCTGGCCTACGCCCGACAATTCTCAGACCTACACGCTGGTCTACTGGCGCTTGCGCAGACTTCAGGACGCCGGTGCCGGTGGTACGTACACGCAGGATGTTCCGTTCCGCTTCTTGAATGCGCTGGTCGCCGGTCTCGCATACTATCTGTCCATGAAGATCCCAGGCGCTATGGAGCGCATGCAGGTGTTGAAGCAGCAGTATGATGAGGCTTGGGATCTCGCAAGCACTGAAGACCGTGAGAAGGCTGCGGTGCGGTTCGTCCCGCGTCAGATGTTCATAAGCTGAGGTTTACGATGCCTGCTCCCTACCGCGACAAAAACATCCTTGAAATGAGTGACCGTGAGCGGGAAGCTCGGCGGATTGAAGCGCTTATGCGGCCTGGGCGGGATGCGGTTGAAGGCGTATACCCAGAAGAGTTTTTAGTTCCCGCAGCACGAGCCGCAAGCAAAGCGGTGCAAACAGCGTTTCAGCGGACTCCCAAAGTTGCCCCAAAAGTGGAAATGCCTGGAGAAGTAGAGCCTAATAGGCCGGCACTTCCTTATTACATGCGCGGCAACTCACTAGCTGAAAAGTATGATCCGAGGAAATACACGCCAGCCAAAATGGAAGAGATCCGAAAGGATAATGCTCGAAGGGCAAAGCTGTCTGATCAAGAAAAAAGACTAGAGCGGATGCGTGAGTACGACCAAAAAATGGATGTGTTTGATGCAAAGAAAGCATTGTTAGACAGGTCGATGCTGTCTGCGGGAGTCAACGCTTCGCAAAACGAACAAGAATACGCACGCGGTGGCGCGGTAAAAGCCAAGTCTCACCGTGGTGACGGCATCGCGCAGCGCGGCAAGACCAAGGGTCGGATGATCTGACATGGCTAACAGGTTTGCCAATGGGGCGAAAGCATGGGGCGTATGTGACCTATGCGGGTTCCGTTTCGACCTGAAGAAGCTCAAGAACCTGACGGTCAAGACCAAGCAGACGCAGATCAAAGCATGCCCCCAGTGCTGGAGCCCCGATCATCCCCAACTGCAATTGGGTATGTATGAAATTTCTGATCCTCAGGCACTGAGAGATCCTCGTCCAGACACAAACACTTGGTACGCCTCGGGCCAAACGGCCATTGGGTCTACCGGCGAGGGCAGCAGAGTAATCCAGTGGGGCTGGGCACCGGTCGGTGGTTCTCAGTCTTTTGACGATGGGCTGACGCCCAATTGGTTGACTTCCCCTGGGGAAGTTGGCACAGTCACCATAGTTGCCCCAACGACGGGACAGGTGTACATCAGAGTTGGTCTCATTCCCCCAGCTATTATCCGGGCGTCTGTTGGTTTGGAGCCCGAGAGAACCCTATTTAGGACCACGCTGATTGGGTCCAGGCCCTTGGCGGACATCAACGACGGAGGCACTGTCACAATTCTGGATGGTCAAATTTATGAGCGCTGGTACTCAGGCGTCCCGCAATCAGCAGCGTTTAATACGTACATAACCACTGTGATGAACCCGTACATGATCACCAACTCAAGCACGTATGCCGCGTACTTGATATTCACCTAGGAGCGATGATGAAAAAAGATGCAATGGCGGCTCTCCGAGCCCACGCCAAGAAGCCCGCCAGTGAAGCCCACGGCAAAGGTTTCAAGAAGGGTGGTCCCACCACCGATGACCGCATGCGTCTGGGCAAGAATATGTCCCGCGCCATGAACCAGAAGACGGGGTGAGCCATGGGAAAAGTAACCAAGCTGCCGCCTGCCAAGCAGGCATACCCGCAGGGCGCTGAGAACCCGCGTGACCTGTGCATGGTCATTGGGAACTCCTCCAAGGAGGTTGCTCCTCCGGCAAAGACTTCTGGCGTGAAGATGCGTGGGTCTGGGGCTGCCACCCGTGGCTTCATGGCCCGTGGGCCGATGGCGTGAGGTAACCCGTGGATTACGCTGCTCTCAAATCCGCCATTGAGGACTATGTAGAGAACACGTTCTCAGCTACTGACTTCGCCACAATGACGAAGTTGGCAGAGCAGCGCATCTACAACGCTGTCCAGCTTCCGAACCTTCGGAAGACCTCCACGCTGACGCTGGTCACCGGTAACCCTCAACTGGCGCTACCGTCTGACTTCCTTTCAGCGTTTAGCTTGGCGGTGGTAGAGGCCACGGGCGAGTATGTGTTCCTCCTGAACAAGGATGTGAACTTCATGCGGGAGTCTTTTCCAAACCCTGCGACCACAGGAACGCCGAAGTATTACGCCCTCAATGGAACAACCACGCCGTTGATCCAGCGCGTGATTCTTGGCCCGACGCCCGGTGCTGCGCTCAGTGCTGAACTGAACTACTTCTACTACCCAGAGAGCATCGTCACAGCTAACAACACATGGCTTGGCGACAACTTTGACTCCGTGCTGTTTAACGCGGTACTGGTCGAAGCTGCCCGGTTCATGAAGCAGGAGCCTGACATCGTGGCCGAGACAGACAAGCAGTACGTGCAGTCCCTGACGCTGCTGAAGAACCTGGGTGACGGCAAGGATCGACAAGACGCATACCGCTCCGGGCAGATAAGAACACAGGTGATCTAAGTGCTGATTCAATGCGTCACCAACTCGTTCCGCTCGGAGATGCTGCAAGGTATTCATGACCTTGACACCGATGTTCTGCGAATGGCGCTCTACACGAGCGTTGCGGATCTGTACCCCACGACGACCGCGTATACCGCGACGGGTGAAGTTGTAGCTTCGGGCTATCCTGCGGGCGGTATTGTGATGACTGGCGTGACCGTTGCGACGGGCCCTGCTTCTACTACCCAACCTGCGGTGGTGTACGTTAGTTTTAACAACATCAGTTTTCCGGCGACGATCACTGCTCGCGGGGCGCTGATCTACAACTCTAGCAAGGCAAACCGTTCGGTGGCAGTTTTGGATTTTGGGGCGGACAAGACTATGTCGCCAGTCTTTATTGTTCAAATGCCCGCTGCCACACCAACCACTGCTTTGCTTCGCTTCCCCTGAGGTAACACATGGCCACATACACCGCAAGCCTCCGGCTTGTTCAGCCCGCTGATGGCGCTCCGAACTGGGGGGCGACAGTCAACAATGGTCTGACCGCGCTGGTTGACACCTCTGTTGCTGGGACTGCCAGCATCGTGATGACGCCGGCAAACTACACGCTGTCCAACAACAACGGAGCCACAGACGAAGCGCGGGCTATGTTTCTTGCCCTCAGCGGGTCGCCCGGGGGCACGTTCAACGTCATCGTTCCTGCGGTCAGCAAACTGTACTTTGTGACCAACAGCACCGGTCACGCCCAAACTGTCAAGACTGCAGCAGGCACAGGCATTTCGGTGCCTAACAATTCTTCCATGACGCTGCGGTGCGATGGCACAAACGTGGTTGAAGCACAGAATTACTTTGGCTCTCTGACGCTGGGCGCGGCTCTGCCAGTAGCTTCGGGTGGCACAGGTTCAACCTCAACGACTTACTGTTCCCTGACAGCAAACGTCACTGACACGCTTCCGGTTGGGAACGGTGGTTCTGGTGCTACCACGCTTACAGGCGTGCTCAAGGGCAACGGAACTTCGGCGTTTACTGCCGCCACGGCGGGGACAGACTTTGTTGCCCCAGGCACGGCCACTACGTTTACCGCAACTCAGACGTTTAGTGGCTCCGCCAGCACTCTGGCGATGGTGTTGAACGATGCTGCAGAAACGGTCACGATCAGCGCCACCGCTGCTACGGGCACGATCAACTACGATGTAACCACGCAGGCCGTGCTGTACTACACGACCAACGCTTCTGCCAACTGGACAGTTAATTTTAGAGCGTCAGGAACTACCAGCCTGAATACTGCAATGGCAGTGGGGCAGAGTGTGACAGTAGCGTTCCTCGTCACCCAAGGAACTACCGCCTACTACAACAACGTAGTGCAGGTCGATGGAGTCTCAGTCACGCCCAAGTGGCAAGGTGGCGTAGCTCCAATTGCGGGCAATGTGTCAAGTGTTGATGCGTATAGCTACACGATTATTAAGACTGGCGCGGCCACGTTCACGGTTTTGGCTGCTCAAACGAGGTTTGCGTAATGCCTTTGATTGGTACTCGTGGCGCTGCGTCCGCTAATATATTTATTTCTTCGTCCGCCGCTCGTCCGTTTTACATTGACTATTTAATAGTTGCTGGCGGCGGATCTGGGGGAAATGTTTTTGGTGGTGGTGGTGGCGCAGGCGGATACCTTACAGCCACTAATTTTGTTTTGACAACTGGCACAACATACACAGTCACAGTTGGCGGAGGTGGCGCGTCAGTTTCCGGTGGGAACGGTATTAACGGATCGCAGTCGGTTTTTAACGCAATAAGTGCTCCTGGCGGCGGCGGCGGC